AAAAGGGCGGCGGCGGCGGCGTTTTTGCCGCCGCCGCCGCCGTGTCACCCTACTCGCTTGATAAGGTCACCGAATGCTTCAAGAAATTGTGTTAATTGTATCAATGGTTTTCGCCTTTGGCGCCTTCTAACCCTACTACCATAGACAATCCGCCCGTTACTATCGGTTCGGACGCCAATTTGCGTGCCAGCAATGGATAGTTCGCCAACGTCCTCATTGGGGGGCAACGCCAATTTGATAACGTTGCCCCCCTCGTCAATTCCAGTGATATATTCCGAACGATAGGTTGGGACTTTTTCATTCAGTCGGCTGCGGACATAGTCCAACAAGAGACGCTTTTGTTCATTGGTTAACGCCATGGCGACACCCTCCTTTGGTGTAGGTTTGCCTTGAGGTTACCCTCAAGGCTATCGTCATCATAGCGCAAATAGTCTGTCTGTCAATGCCGCTTTTAGACAATTGCCACTAATATGTGTCAAGGGTTTATGGGAATTCCATAGGTGACTTAAGTCGGCTTAAGTTTGCGTGATAGTATGGAAAGGGTTTAATTTGCGAAAAAGAAATTGACCTGTGTAACTTGCGTAATCCGTTAAAATTGCCAAATTTGTCAAAATCGTCAAAGTTGTGAAATTTGCCAAAGTTGCCTAATCCGTCAAAGTTGCTAAAGTCGCTAAAAGCGCCAAAGTTGCTAAATCCGTCAAAATTGCCAAAGTTGCCTAAAATCCCCAAAGTAGTGAAAGTTGCTAAAGTAGTGAAAGTTATCAAAGTCGCCAATATAGCCAAAGTTTCCTCAATTGCATAAGTTGCTAAAATTGCCTAAATTACCCAAGTTGCTCAAGTTGCTAAAACTACGGAAATTGCCTAAATTGCCGAAATTGCCGAAATTGTCTAAATTGCAGAAATTGTCAAAATTGCCAAAACCGCCAAAATTACAAAAACCAACAAAAATGCCAAAACCGTCAAAGTAGCAAAAGTGGCGAAAATAGTAAAAGTAGCGAAAGTTGCGAAAGTAGCGAAAGTAGCGAAAATTGCGAAAGTGATAAAAGTTGTGAAAGTTGCGAAAGTTGGTGAAGGTTAGCGAAAGTTGCGAAAGTTGCGAAAGTGAAGAAGTTGCACGAATGCCCCAGCCCCGCCCTCGCTTTTTTAAACCCGCATCGTCACAGAATTTCGCCAAGACACTGTTTGCGTTATAATGAATAACGAGGTGAATGCAAAACATGGGTCGTCGCAAAAAGGCTTTGACCTTTAATCCCTCTGATATAGCGAGAGATGCCAAATATCGTATTTTGGTTAGAGAATTGCGAAAGGACGGTGTGATTGCAAGCGAAGCATTCAAGACCCTTTGTGATATGGGAGTAACTTTTGACAAGGCGTTTGAAATTGTAAGCGAAGAATATGGCATAGGGCTAATAGACCTAGTGCGTTGGAGCGAAGAAGAAGGCTGGATGGAAGAAGGGGGATGGCTTAGGAAGATAGAGGAAGGAATGGGAATTGTGATAAGTGGACGGTTGATACATCGGGCGTTAGAAGGAAGCGTAGCAGCGATGAAGGCGTATCTTGTTAAGTGGAGACCCGACGAATGGAGCGAAAGGCTAAAGGTTGAGCAAGTGGGCGAAAGCAAAGGGGTGAATGTGATGGTAGTTTTGGGTTCTATGCCTGCAGACTTAAAAGGAAAGGAGTTGCCCGGCGTTTCTGTCGTGGACATTTCCCCCAATCCCAATCCTTCGTTCCCAGCATTGGAGGCTGGTGAAGGTGTATCCGATACAGAAGGCGATGACGCCGCAGGGTCTTCAAATACGGTTCAATCTGACGCCTAAACAACGGGAGTTTTTGGAGATGCCGCATCGTTACAGGTTATTTTTGGGTGGAGTGGGTAGTGGCAAGACGACCGCTGGCTGCTTAGAGGTCATTCGCATTTGTTTGTTTTATCCCGGCACGCAGGTTTTGATTGCGAGGAAGACGGCGAGGGAGTTAGAGAAAACGACGCTTCAGGTGTTTGACGAACTTTTGACGCTGCTTGATGAAGGTTGGGAGAAGACAGGGGTGAAGTTCAAGATGGATTGGAATAACGAGGAGCAGATGTGCACGGTTCGGTCGCTTTACAGCAAGGATGGCTACGATTATGCGATTGTGTATTGGATGGGGATGGACAAGACAGACAAATTACAGGGGATGAACTTGGGTGCGTTCTTTTTAGACGAGGGAAGAGAAGTGGAAGAAAAATTTTTTGAGGTGCTGAAAAGCCGTTTGCGAAATCCCAGAGGACCCCGAAGAGGGTGGATTGCCAGTTTGCCGCCGCCCTCGGGTCATTGGCTGGACAGGCTGTTTCTTAGAGGCGAGGGCGGAGAGGATTACGGGTATATCCACGCAACGACTTTTGACAACCCGCACCTTCCAGAGGACTTTATCCGAGATGTCATGAATTATGACGAGTGGGTATATCGCGAATTCGTTTTAGGCGAGCAAGTCCCGAACATACAAGGTGGACCCATATTCACCAACTTTTCCAAAGAACATCATGTTCTGACAGGGGCAAAGTTGTCAGAAAAAATGGAAAGGCTAAAACGGGTGTATGGTGAACGCCTTCATGTTTACAGGGGGATTGACTTTGGTTATCACAACCCAGCCGCCGTTTGGGTTACTTTTGACGACGAAGGACACCTGATTGTTTTACGAGAGTTTTTGGGTGTTAGGATGACCTTTGAAGAGTTTGTGAACAGGCTGAAGGCGATAGATGCTGCTGAGGGCTGGGTGGTCTTGCGAGACTTTCACGACCCCCACGCCACATACAGGACGGATGTGGCACACATAGACAGACACAGTTTGATGATGGAGATGGGGCTAAAACCCACGCCGGCATCCTGCCGTTTTGAAGACGGAATACACATGATAGAAAGGCTTTTAGGAACTTTGGTGTTCAAAGAACCGATGTTACAAATTCACGAAAGATGCCGACTTCTAATCTTGGGCTTTCAGGGCGAATATTGTTACGATAATACGGGCAAAAAGCCCCAAAACAGCGTCGTTGTCCATTTGATGGACGCTCTAAGGTATGCTATAATGGGTCTTTGGGGGAAGTTGAGTAGCAACATGCAAATTGTAAAACCTGCAAGTAAGCGCCGCTGGGAAGGGTTTTCTTACTCCGAGGATTTCGTGAGGTGACCTATTTATGGAGCAGTTAAGTCAAATAGCACAAGTGCTAGAACAGTTGGGTAAGCAAATACAGCCGCGCGTGGAAACGGAAGTCCGACCCGTTCCACCATCGCCCTTTGACTACGCCTCTTTGGCGCAAATGCGAAAACAAACGCCCGAAGAATATGCAGAGCAGTTTTGGTCTATTTTGAAGGCTTCTGCCGAGGCAAGAAAAAGCGCAGTGGATAGATGGGATAGGGCAAGGAAGGCATGGGCGAACGAATACGACTTTTCTTACAAAAGCCCCAACCAAGCCAAAGCCTATGTGCCCCGGCTCATGCGCAATGTAGAAATCGTTTCGCAATACCTTAGAAGGGCTTTTGCCGAAAACCAACAATCCTTCGTAATAGAAGCGGTCAGTCCTACTTTGCAAAACCTGAAGTGGGCGTCCGCCCTGCAGAAAATGTGTTTTTACATCTTGGACGCAAACAACTTGATGGAGAAGTGGCAAAAGTTGGTGAAGATGGGGCTTTTGTATGGTTTGATGATAGCAAAGATAACCGTGCTGCCCGAAAAAGTGACGCATGTGGCACGGGGAGAGGATGGCAAGTGGAAAACCGTAGAGAGAAATACCTATAGGCTATCTATAGACATCGTTTCGCCTTACGACATCTACTTAGACCCCTCGGGACGCAACAAGTTCATCATTCACAAAATTACCGTGGACGAAGCCTATCTTTACGACTTGGCTGACATGGGCGTCATAGAGCGGTCTGCGATTGAAGAACTGAAAGAAAGGGGCAAGAAGTTAGAGGAAAAGACCGAAACGACGACGATAAAGCATCCGCCTTTCCGAAAGGTCGTCCATCTGTTTGAATATTGGGGTGATTGGTGGGACGAGGACGGCAAGTTGATGCATAGAAATGTCTGGATGATTTTTGGAAGCATAAGTGGAACCGTGGATGAAAAAGGAATTCCCGTGATAATCAGAGAGGGCTCTCCTGTCGTTTTGCTCAAGGGTCCCCTTCCCAACCCCTATTGGCATCAAAAGCCACCTTTTGTCGTTGCCCCCTTGGTCTTTTCTCCTTACAACGAGGTCTATCCGCTCTCCATGACAGACCCGTTAGTTGACATGCAAAGGGAATATACCCGATTGTTCAATGCGATGCTGGACGGCGCCATTTTTGATGCCGTTGCCGTCTTTGAGGTTTCCGATTATGGGCTAGAAGAAGCCGAGGGAATAGATAATTTGTGGGCAGGAAGGATATTGCGCAAAAAATCGCCAGACCAAGCACCCGTCATTACTCCCGTCCATTTGGGTAAGATGCCCACCGCCGCCGCTTTCCTCATTCAACTGATGGAACGCTATTTGCTTGAGGGATTTGGCGTCACCGAAACTGTCATGGGTTATTTGTCCACGCGGGGCAGACCCACGGCGACCGAAGTCGTGACGGCAAGAGCACACGCCTTTGCTTCTATAGAAGAATTGGCAAAGTCGGCGGAAGCGTCGTTTTGGGAGCCTTTGTTAAACCTTCTGCTTCAAGTCGCCCTACAGGTTTTGCCCGACATTGCTGACGAACAAATGCTACAAGCATTGGGTGAAGACAAGGAAGTCCTGAATGAAATTCTTTCTTTGACGGCAGAGGAAAGGGAAGCCATTGCAAGAGGCGGATATAGGTTCAAAGCAAGGGCACTAAGCCAAGCCGTCGCCAAAGTCCAAGAAATTGCAAAGATGACCGAGTTTTTGCAGTTGGTTTCAGAAATCCCACAACTTTCAATGTTGCTTAACTGGAACGGCATCTTGCGGAAGATGATTGAGGGCTACGGCTGGTCTCCAGACGAAGTTACGATTGAACTCACGCCAGAACTTGAAAACCTGATGAAGCAAGCACAGGTTGCCATGCTTGTCAGGACAATTCAAATGCAGTTGATGGGGGCGCCGCCCGAAGGCGAAGAAGAAGGCGGTGCTGGCGCAACCGCTACACCTGAAGCAGCGGGTGGCGAGCCCACGGGTGCCGTAGTTGCACGCGAACTTGCACCTATGGAAGCACGCCCCCATCCGTCACAAGTCGCCGAGGAGGGTGAATAGCCGTGCTCGCCAATCAATCTGCTCATCATGCCATCCTTCAAAACATGCGCCGATGTCTTAAAATGTTGTGCTTTCTAGTGACAGGTCAGTATGATTTAAAAATTGGTAATTATTATTTAGCCCCTAAAATCGCTGAAAACACCGATGCCTTCTTTGGCGAGTGTGACACGAGTGGCAAGACGATATTTATTACCCTGACACCCCTTGCCCTTTGTAACGATTACATTTTCAAACGAACCATCTGTCACGAGTTCATTCACGCCTTGTTTATTGCTTTGGGAAAGGAAAAGGCGCGGGAAGTCATTCGTAAATTGGTAGACAAAGCCCTTGACTTGCTGGAAGGTCAAGACCCTTACAATAACGATGTTTGGGGCGAGGAGTATGAACAACCCGAAGAAATGTATTGCTTTTTCTTAGAAAGTGTGTTATCTTTATTGTTGTTCGTTGCAGTGGAATGGGATGTTATCCGTGATGTGGAATACCGTATCTATCGCAATTTTTTGAAAGGAGGCGAGTTAAATGTCACACAGCCAGAAACTTGAGCCATTCCGCGCCAAGCATAAAAAGCCTGTAAGGAAGTGCCCCGTTGGTAGCCACGAACCCGAATACGGTCCGGGATACTCTGCGGGACGGCGGCTTCCAAATACAAATGACTTGATGAAAGACGCCCGACTTCCTGTCCGAGAAGAGCCAAGCATTGTGAAGAGAAAGCCCGTTCGCTGAGGTGATTTGTTGTGTTCGCCAAACATCAATTCGTTCGTATGCACGGACCCGATATGGTATTTGTTTTGGGGGTAGATAACTTTTATTCTATTGTCGTTCCCAAGAACCTGAGCGGTGATGCGGCGACGCCTGAGGAAGTTGCTTCCGTTACCGCCCGTATCGTTAAGATGGGCGCACCCTCGGTCATGTTTGAAGTTGGGTGTGAAATTACGACAAACAATACAGGATTTGCCGTTGCCCTTGCCGAGTTTGACAAGGATAGGGATTATACGGGCATAGATGCGGGCAACATTCTTTATTTACAGTTCATTATTAACCTAGCCAACGCAGACCAAATCGTTTATCCAGAACCACCACAACGATTAGTTGTTACCAGACCAAGTTGGTTATATGTGGAGGGCGGAACATCTTCGGGTTCTGGGGATGGGACATCCTCAGGTTCTGGGAGTGGGACATCCTCGGGTTCTGGGGACGGAACATCCTCAGGCTCTGGGGATGGGACATCCTCGGGTTCTGGGGATGGAACATCTTCAGGCTCTGGGAGTGGAACATCTTCGGGTTCTGGGGATGGAACATCTTCAGGCTCTGGGGACGGAACATCCTCAGGTTCTGGGAGTGGGACATCTTCAGGCTCTGAAGATGGAGACCCATCTATAGTCAATCTTACACAATCTTCGGGTCAATAAACATAAGACCCGTTCAAGATACCATATGCTGTGTATAGCCATTTATTCTCTCTAATCGTAATTCTAAGGAGGTAGAAGCACGATATGCAAATAAGCCGCGAGTTGATTGTCCTAGTTGCTATCGTTCTTGTTGCGGCACTGGAAACACTTGCAATTCTTAAAGGAATTGATGGCAAGGCTTTCGCAATTGCCCTTGCCATCATAGGCTTGTTAACCCCTTCGCCCATCTATACCCTTAAACTCTTCAAATTCCTTGAAATTCACAAAGGGGGTGAAAGTGGTGCCTCTGTATCGGACAGACCCAGTAAAGACAAGTCTGTTTCCGACAGATAGGGCAGAAAGAGACCCCATCACAGGAATGGCGGTTTCTATTGGATTTACGCCTATTCGTGGCAAAGGTATTCAAATTCGGGAGGGGATGGGCGAACAATTTAAACCCCTTACTCACGACAGACGCATCCCAGTAACAGATATTCAACAGGGAGAACTTTCAACATTAGACGCTGATACCGTTGACGGCAAACACGCCGCTGATTTTGCACCCGCTTTCCATACTCATCCTTTGACGCATATAACCCAATCTGGAGCGTTAGAAAATCAAGTTCCTAAATGGAATGCAACAAGTTCTGTTTGGCAGCCCGGGTTTGTGGAGTGGAATGAAGTTACAAATAAACCCACAACCTTTCCACCTAGCCCACACACACATTCACTAAATGACATACAACAAAGTGGCGCACAGGCAAACCAAGTTCTAAAGTGGACTGGCGCCGCGTGGACGCCGGGGAATGTCGCTTGGAATGAGGTTGAAAACAAGCCTACAACCTTTCCCCCAAGCCCACACACCCATTCTTTAGAAGATTTGGAACAAAGTGGAGCAGAGACGAACCAAGTTCCCAAATGGACGGGAACGCGGTGGCAAGCGGGAAATGTTGATTGGGACGAAGTAACCAACAAGCCTGATACTTTCCCACCAGCGCCCCACACCCACGACGCTAACGATATAGCCACAGGACGCCTAAGTGCCTCAAGGCTTCCAACTTCCGATATTGCCAACAGATTTCTTGTTGTCCGAACTGCTAACGCCGATGCTGTGTATGATGTCATTCAGGTAGATGACCTTCCAGAGCATACACATACCCGTTCGCAAATAACAGATTTTGCACACGCAAGTAGCCATGTTTCAGGCGGTAGTGATGCGATAACGGGAAACTTAGATGCAAATGCAAGGGTAAATGTCCAACAAGGTGGAACTTCGGTAGGAACACGCCGCAGTATTAACTTCATAGCAGGAACGAATGTTTCGTTGGATGTTGTGGATGATGAAGCAAACGAGAAGGTTGATGTAACAATCAATGCACAAAACGAGCCGTTTGTGACAGCGACGGCACCGCCACAAGTCATTGCTGCTGGCTTATATGTTGTCTTGGCACGAATAACAGTGCCGACGGCAAAGCCCAACCTAAAAGTCGTCGCCGTTGCGGTCTCGCCTTTTCTGTCGGATGGAGCGACGGAAAATGCTTGGATTGAGTTGTTCAACGAAACGGACAATGTTAGCGTTGCAACTTGGGAGAGCGGAGACGGACCCGTTTACCTTGAACCCAATCAGGTTTTTGACTTGGGTGGAAAGACGATTAGTTTTCGTTTGTCGCACGGAGCATCGGTGGCACAAGAGTGTTGGGGAAGTGTTTCCTTTAAATTGACAACATAAACCCGGTGTGTTATAATTATTCTTCGCTGGGGGTGTTCGTCTTGGGACGACCAATTTCCCGACGCAAACGAACTGCAATAGGAGAAGAAATTCGTAAACTGCTTCGGGAATACAAAAGGACTGGGAAGATGAACACCTCTAGAGCAACCTATAGACCTAAATCTCTGAAGCATGCTCAAAAGATTGCCGCCGCCATTGCCTATGGTAAGCATGGCGTTGGTCGTGCTGGTAGTCGCAAACGCCGCAAGACACATAGTAGGTGAAACTTACAATGCTTCTCCGCAAATTAATGCGTGCTCGTCATGGGGCTTTAGCGAAGGGTGTTCAGAAGGCAGGCGCAGGTGCTGCTCGCAAGGGAGTTAGGATACGAATAACTCGTCGTGCTGGTAGTGCTGGCGGTCGTGGCTCTCGTGCTGCTTTGGCGAAAGGTGTTCAGAGGGCGGTTGGGGCGATTATTAAGTTGCAGCGCAGACAACGGCAAAAGCGGTCTTAGTTAATGAGGTGGCGCTCAATGCGAGTTCCATTCCCTGCTGATGTCACTCTGGACGA